GTAGCGGTGGAGATGGGTGAGTTCCCGCACCTTTCGGTTGTGGGTTTGTGGGAGCGGCCACCTGGGCAACCAGAGTGGACGGTGCCGATCCTTGACGTTGAGGAAGCCATACGCACTGCGTGCCTGCGCTGGTCGGTGCGTGAAATCACTGCCGACCCGCACTTGTGGGCACGCTCGCTGGAGTTGCTGGCAAGCGAGGGCCTGCCGGTAACAGAGTTTCCACAGTCAGCCAGCCGCATGACGCCGGCTACTCAGCGCTTCACCACGATGGTGCTGGAACGCCAGATGACGCACGACGGTAACCCTGGGCTAACGCGCCACGTTAGTAACGCGGTACTGAAGTCCGACGCTCGCGGCGTTCGCATCTACAAGGAGCACCGCAACTCCGACCGCAAGATTGACGCTGCGGTTGCATCCATCATGGCGCTTGAGCGCGCCATGCAGCACGTTGAGGCTCCCGCTGAGCCTGACCCATTCTTTATCGCTTAGGAGACCGCATGGGCACTGCCTTGCAACTGTTTGGCATCGCCGCCGTGGTCGCCGGTGCCGCACTTATCGCCCCCGCTGCTGGCTTCATTGTCGGTGGCATTGCCTGCGTCTTGCTGGGTGTTGCGGTTGAAACCGCCACCAGGAGGGACAAGTAATGCTCGGACGATTGCTGGGCTTGGGCGAGCAGCGCGCTATCTCGTACCAATCGCTATTTGCGGCGGGTGCCGATATTGCGCCACGCACGCCAGCGGGCACGGTCATCAACCAGGAGACAGCGCTGAAGGTTGGCGCTGTTTACGCTGCGGTGCGCTTGCTGTCGGACACCGTCAGCACGCTGCCCGCTGATACTTACATCAGGCAAGACGGTCAGCGTCGCCCGTTCCGGCCTAAGCCGATGTGGGTGGATAACCCTGACAGTGGCACCACCCGCGAGGATCACGTTGCCCAGGTGATGATGTCCTTGCTGCTTGACGGAAACGCCTTTGTGCGCGTGTACCGCTCGACTGCTGGACGCAACGCCGGCTTGGTGACTGCGCTGGTTGTGCTTGACCCCACCAAGGTGGAGGTGCGCCGGCGCGCTGACGGCGAGGTTGAGTTTGTCTTTGACGACCGCATCACCATTGCGCGTGAGGACATGCTGCACATAGCCGAGATCAAGCGCCCTGGTGCGCTGCGCGGCATCTCACGCATTGAGCAGGTGAAGGACACCCTGGGCATCGCTGCCGCCATGGACGAGTTCGCGGGCCGCTTCTTTGGCCAAGGCTCGGTCACGTCAGGCATCTTGGAAACGCCGTCAATGCTCACCAAAGAGCAGGCCATGCAGCTCAAGGAAACCTTTGAGGCAACGCACCGTGGCGTGTCCAAGTCTCACCGCATCGGCATCCTGGGTGGCGGTGCAAAGTTCGTCAAGACAGGCGTTGACCCTGAAAGCGCACAGATGCTGGAGTCCCGCCGATTCGCGGTCGAGGAAGTGGCGCGGGTGTTCCGCATCCCGCAACACATGCTCCAGGTTGCCGCCCCTGGCGTGCAGTCGTATGCCAGCAATGAAGAAAACGCCATTCAGTTTGCTACATACACGTTGCGCCCGTATGTGGCCAAGTTGGAGGCGGCTTACTCGCGGCTTCTGCCAGGCGATGCCTTCATGCGCTGGAACATGGACGGCTTGCTGCGCGGTGACCTTCAGAGCCGTTACAGCGCCTACAGCACTGCCTTGCAGTCGGGCTTCATGTCCATCAACGACGTGCGCCGACTGGAAGATCAGCGAGCGGTAGACGGCGGCGATGCTTACCGCGTGCCACTCGCCAACGTCAACGTTGAGGCAGCCAACATCACTGAGCAGGAAAAGCGCGTGATGATGCTGACCCGCCTAGTGCAACTTGGCTTTGAGCCATCTGAGTCACTAAGCGCTGTCGGTCTGCCGACTATTTCGCACACAGGCTTGCCAACGGTCCAGCTGCAGAACCCAGCAGTGCTCGACCCTGAAGATCCTGAGTCTGTCTACCCCGTGCGCGACCTTGACCCGCAAGAGTTCGCCACCGCTGTGTCAGACGCCATCAGGGGTTTGCCGGCGCCTGTTGTCAACGTCACCGTGCCGGAGCAACCAGCGCGCACCCGCAAAGTGCAGCGCGACGCAGCGGGCAACATCACTGAGATCGTGGAGGAATAGTGGCGCTCAATGACAATGGCCTCAACGCTCAAGTTGGCGGCCTGACAGCCGTGGCCGCTTACGCCAGCCTTCACACTGCTGAGCCAAACGCATCAGGCAGCAACGAGGTCGCGGGTGGCTCCTACACCCGCGAGGCGATCACTTGGGCCGCAGCAAGTGGTGGCACGGCACTGTCAGATGCTGAGATCGTCTTTGACGTTCCGACCAGCACCACCATTACTCACCTTGGCTACTGGTCTGCCGTGAGCGCTGGCACGTTCTACGGTTACCGCGCCTTGGACACCTCGCAGACGTTCTCCAACGCTGGCACCTACACCATCGCTGCCGGGAATCTGTCCGAGTCTGTCTCTTAGACCATGGCTGGGCTGTTCACCCTTGACAGCGCCTCGCTGGGTGTCCTTGACACCAACGTGCTTGGAGGACCAGGCACCGGTTTCATTGTTGGAGCAAATAGCAGCACGGGCACCGTCACAGGTTCGCAAGGTTTCGCCGGTTCGGCAAGTGGTGCGACGTCGAGCGCAGGCAGCGCATCAGGCAGCCCTGGCTTGGTCGGTAGTGCTTCTGGCTCTACCACGAGTGCCGGAAGTGTGGTCGGTGTTGAAAACGCCAACGGCTCAGTTGCGGGATCGCAGGCGAGCGCAGGTGTTGCAGGTGGTGCCCCTGGCCTAACGGGCAACGTCATTGGCTTCAGCGCCAATGGTGGAGCTGCTGGTGGCACTCCTGCCATCACGGGCACCTGTGCGGGATCTAGTGCTTCTAGCGGTTCAGTCACTGGAACAGGGCCAACACCGACACCGCCCACGCCGACACCTACGCCAACTAAGGGTGGTGGGCGTCGTTACTACGTCCAGGCGGCTAAGCGTGAGCCGATTGTGGCGCAGGGCTTTACAACAGGCGCCAGCACTTCACAGGGCCGCTCACAAGGCCGCTGTGGGCTTGTTGGTGGCTCGGTCGGCAGATCCACTGCACTCGGTTTCTGTCATGGCACAAGCCGTCTTAGCGTGTCACCTATTCGCGTGCACATTGACCATGAACACCGACGCCGACAGGCTGAGGACGAGCTGCTGTTGTTGGAGATCACATGACGATCAGCACAAACTTGGTGACATTAGGAACGGCTGCCCAGCAAGTTGTCGGTCCATCGGCTGAGCCACAATTTGTGACGATGCACAACATGACCAAAAGCAGCAATGAATACATCTTCTACGGAAACGCAACAGTGGGCACAGGCAATGCGCCCCACATTGATCCAGGCGATACCTTGCAATTGCGTCTGCTGCCAGGTGAAGCACTTTATGCGGTCAGTGAGCCTTCGGGATTAGACCTTGGCGTGTTCATTCAGAAACAGGACAACTAGTGCCCTACTTCATCACCGACAGTGCTGAGGGTTGCGACGGCTGGGCAACTATCAAAGATGACGGCGAGGTCATCGGCTGTCACATCACTAAGCAGGCAGCAATTGACCAGATGGTTGCTGTCTCGCTTGCTGAGGACATGGAGCCAGGCGGCGAGCGTGCTGTGACTGTTCCGCAATATATGCAAGATGCCGCCGCTCGCGGTCTACAACTCAACCGCGAGGGTTACGGCGGCGACGGCCTAACTGAGGGCACGCTGCGTGAGGCACGCCTTATGGCTCGCGGCGAGATGTCTGACGACAAGGTGGTGCGAGCTAATGCGTGGGCCGCTCGACATGCTCCAGACCTTGACGCCCCTAAAAACAGTAATTCAGATAACGACGAGTGGCCTGGCGCTGGTGCTGTGGCCCATTACCTGTGGGGCATCAACCCGCTAAACCCTGAACCTGCAAGGCGCTGGCTGGAACGCCAGGCGGCGCGCATCAAGGACGAAAGGCACACCATGACCAAGGTGGAAACCCGCCAGGTGCAAGTCCAAGACCTGGAGTTGCGCGAGGAAGGCAGCACCCGCACGTTTGCTGGCTATGCCGCTGTGTTCAACAGCGACAGTGAGCCACTGCCGTTCATTGAGCAGATCCGGCCTGGAGCGTTTCAGCGCACGCTGTCCTCGCGCAACCAAATCAAGATGTTTGTCAATCACGAGGACACCATGGTGCTTGCCTCAACTCGCGCCGGCACGTTGCGCTTGAGCGAGGACAACCGCGGCCTAAAAGTTGAGGCCGACATGCCTGAAACTTCTTACGCCCGCGACCTGTCGGTGCTGATGCAGCGCGGTGATGTTGACAGCATGTCGTTTGGTTTCCATGTCCCGCGAGGCGGCGACGAGTGGAGCGACGACGGCCAGCGCCGCTACCTCAATGAGATTGCGCTGCGCGAGGTTTCTGTTGTCACCGGCTTTCCGGCTTACGAGGCGACCAGCGCCACCATTCGCAAGGCGCAGCTGCTCGCTCAGCGCACAGACACCGACGCCGACGCACTTGCCGACGCACTCACTGCGCTTGAGGCTGGCAATGAACTCAACGACGATCAGGCCAACTTGCTGGTTGATGTTGTGGACCGTCAGCGCGTGAAGGCTGAGCCAACCGTTGATGCTTCCGAGGTCATCGGCGTTCTGCGCGAGAAGTTGGACCTGCTGGCTAAAGCCGTCTAGTTCATCGGGGGTGCATTGGTTAGACCCGCTGCTAAATCCCTACAGGGCCACAGCGGGCACGTCGGTTCGATTCCGACCACCTCCACCACCACCAGTTGCGGAGCCGCGCTGGTGCGTCCCGGCAGCGGAGCCGCGCCGGATTGTCCCCCTGCGTATCCATCACATCATGCAAAGGAGTAGTCATGGACTACGAGAAGCACCTGCATGAGGAGCGGGCCAAGGCTTACGAGTCGGCCAAGGAAATCCTTGACCGGGCGGCTAATGAGTCCCGCAGCCTCGATGCAACCGAGCGTGAGAGCGTTGACCGCGCTTTCTCGCACATGGACGAACTGAAGGCACGCATTGACGACATGCGCAGCCTGGCTGCCCGTGAGCAGGAGATCGCCTCAGCGACCGCTGCCCATGAGGAAGCACGCACCGTTTCGGCACCTGTTGCCGATGCACCTATGTCGGACAATGACATGATCCGCTCGCTGTACCGTGGCGAGGTTCGCACTGTGAACTTTGAGCAGCGCGACGTCACCACAGGCAGCACGGGCGCTCCTGTTCCCACGTCCTTCTACGACGAGGTCATCCTGCTCGCCCGCGAGGTTGGCCCGATGCTGCGCGTCAGCACCGTGCTCAACACCTCCAGCGGTGAGACTCTCCAGATCCCGTCGCTGTCGGCCTACAGCACCGGCACCATCACCACTGAGGGCAACACCATTGGTGAGTCTGACCCGACCCTCAACTCGTTTGTGGAACTCGGGGCCTACAAGTATTCGTTCCTCACCCAGGTGAGCACCGAGCTGCTTGAGGACTCAGCGGTGGACATCACCTCGCTGATGGCTTCCAATGTGGGCAACGCGCTCGGTTACGCCGTGAACTCCGCGCTGACCACGGGCGATGGCTCCAGCAAGCCCAAGGGCGTTGTTGCTGCCGCCGGTTCTGGCGTCACGGGTGGCACTGGCGTTAGCGGCCAGTTCACCTACGCCAACCTCATTGACCTCATCTACAGCACCGATGCTGCGGCTCGCGCCCTGCCCGGTTTCGCTGTCATGGCGTCAACGTCGGCCATTGTGGACATGCGCACTCTGCAAGATGGTGCGGGCAATTTCATCTTCAGCCCGTCCCTCGACCAGGCGACCGCTGACCGCGTTGTTGGCTACCCGCTCATTGAGAACCCAGCCATGGCTGCTGTGGCTACCTCGGCTAAGTCCGTTATCGCGGGCCACATGCCGTCGTACTACGTTCGCCAGGTCGGCGGTATTCGTTTGGATCGTTCGGACGACTACGCCTTTGCTGATGGTCTCGTGACATTCCGGGCGACCTTCCGCGTGGATGGCGACTTGCCGCAGTCCTCGCACATCAAGTATTTCGCTGGCGCGGCCTCCTAAGCCACAGCGAGTCAATCGTGAGGGGGTCGCGGGCGCGCAGGACTGCGGCCCCCTCACACCCTGCGCACAGAAAGACACAGCCATGGCTAAGTCTGGAAACCCTGCAAAGGCTGCTGGAATCCCCAGCACCGACAATCCACGCGCCATTCTTTTTAGCAGCAACTCGCCTTATGCCGCTACCGGATACGGGCAGCAGACAGAGCAGGTCACCACGCGACTGCAGGCTGCAGGTCACAAGGTTGCTATTGCCAGCAACTACGGGCTAGAGGGAACCGTCACTGAGTGGCGCGGTATGCGCCATTACCCGCGTGGTTTTGATCTTTACAGCAACGATGTTGTGCCAGCGCACTACATGGCCTGGGCGCATGAGAATTCTGACCTAGACACGCTGCTGGTGACGCTGTTTGACACTTGGGTGTTCAAGGGCAAGCAGTGGGATCTTGTAGACAACATTGCCTCGTGGGTGCCGATTGACCACACCCCCTGCCCACCTGACGTTCTGGCCTGGTGTTCTCGACCAAACGTCACGCCCATTGCCATGTCCAAGTTCGGCAAGGCGATGTTAGAGCGGGCTGGCGTTGAGGCGCTTTACGTTCCGCACGCTATTGACACCACGGTGTTCAAGCCAACTGAGAAGTTTGAGGCCGGCGACAAGCGCATGACGGGCCGCGAGTTTATGGAAGTTTCTGCCGACGCTTTTGTGGTCGGGATCAACTCAGCCAACAAGGGTGGCCGCCAAGGCCACAACCGTAAGGCATACCCCGAGATGTTCTTAGCGTTTGGCATGTGGGCACAAAAGCACAGCGACGCTGTGCTGTATGTCCACACTGAGGACAAGGGCGCCATGGGTGGCATCAACCTGCGCGAACTTGCCAGCGCTTGTGGCATACCTGATGACCGCATTTTCTTTGTGGATCAGTACGCCTACCGCAGCGGCATCCCGCAGAACGTCCTTGCAGCGACCTACACCGCCATGGACGTGCTGCTGCAGCCGAGCCTCGGTGAGGGCTTTGGTATCCCTGCCATTGAGGCGCACGTCT